GGAATGGCGGTAAGAAGAAACAATCGTGCGACTGCTCAAAGACGCAGAAATATTAAGGCAAAAAAATGAGAGCTGAAGATGCGGCGCAAGCCATCAGAGATAAAGCCCCAGCATTTGGTGAAGCCAAAGCCCAAAGGGTATATCTTGAAGAATTCCGCAAGTCCAAAAAAGCCCTGCTGATGAAAGATGCCTTAACATTGGGCATTGAAGCGGCAAACGCACAGGAGCGAGAAGCGTATGCACATCCAAGCTATCAACAACTTATTCGTGGGCTGGCTGAAGCAATCGAAAAAGAGGAAACGTTAAGGTGGGAACTTGAGGCGGCACGACTGGACATCGAGATTTGGCGGTCACGAGAGGCAACCAACCGGATGCAAGACAGGGCGCACCAATGATTTTAAAGTTTCCGTACATCCGCAGCAAAAAGTTGCTCAAGCTGGTGGCGTGTCTAGATTGCCAGATATGCGGCTCAGGCTTAATGGTGCAGGCAGCTCATTCAAACATGGCGCAACATGGCAAAGGCCGTGGCATAAAGGCCAGTGATGAATACACCGCAGCCCTTTGCATGAGTTGTCATTACGAGATTGACCAAGGGAAAACACTTAGCAAAGAGGAAAGGCAAGACTTATGGCAAGAGGCACACCAAAAGACAGTATTAGCACTTCAAGACCAGTGGCCCGCGGGAGTGCCGATGCCATGAAGATTGTGCAAAAGCCTGTGGATAAGTTGATACCCTACATCAACAACAGCCGCACCCACAGCGATGAACAGGTGGCGCAGATTGCCGCAAGCATCAAGGAATTCGGCTGGACAAACCCGATATTGGTTGACGGGGCGAACGGCATTATTGCAGGGCACGGGCGGCTGATGGCGGCTCGAAAGCTGGGATATACCGAAGTGCCAACCATCGAACTAAAAGACCTGACCGAGACCCAGCGCAAGGCATACATCATTGCTGACAATAAATTGGCATTAAATGCTGACTGGGACAATGAAATATTGGCACTTGAACTTGCTGAGCTTGGGGATATGGGTTTTGATCTTGATGTAACTGGTTTTGCGGCTGATGAAATTGCAGAATTGCTTTCGCCTGATGATGAGGACGATAGCAAATACAGTAAAAAAATTGATGCCCCTATTTACGAACCAACTGGGGATTGCCCACCAATTTTAGAACTTTACGATAAAACCAAATACGAAGAACTTACAGCAAAAATATACCAAGAGGATAGTATTGACTCAGAGATAAAAGAGTTTTTGCTTGCGGCGGCGGCAAGACATATCCGCTTTGATTTTGAGCAAATTGCTGAGTTTTATGCCCATGCACCGCCAGACATACAGCAACTGATGGAAGATAGTGCTTTGGTAATTGTGGACTTTGAAAAAGCTATTGCTGGTGGTTATGTAAAGCTTTCACAAGTCATTGGCAATATTTACACCAGCGAAAAAGGTACTGAACAATGACCGATCGCAATTTTGCCGTATTCATTTTGACCCATGGCAGAGCTGATTCGGTCTATACGTTCAAAACTTTACGACAGCAAGGATACACAGGGAAAATATATTTGCTGTGCGATGACGAAGACAAACAAATTGCCAAGTACAAAAATCTGTACGGGGAAGATACTGTCATTGTTTTCACAAAACAGGATGCGATAGACATTACTGATAGCGGAGATAACTTTAAAAAGCGCAATAGTGTTGTATTTGCACGAAACTGGAACTTTAAAGTGGCAGGCGATTTAGCTTTGACCCATTTTTGGCAACTGGATGACGATTACACACGCTTTGACTATTCACTCAATGCGGAAATGCAGTACACAACATCCAACAACAAGATCGGCAAATTGGATGATCTGCTTGAAGCAATGATGGATTTTATGGATACAACACCATTTCACTCCATTGCATTTGCACAAGGCGGTGACTTCATAGGCGGTGAGGGTTGCACACTGTTAAGCAGAATGCGTAAAGATGAAATCTATCGCAAAGTAATGAATTCGTTTTTGTTTCGTGTTGATCGCCCTGTGCAGTTTATGGGTCGAATGAATGATGATGTAAATATGTATGTAGAGCATGGTAGACGTGGAGTTTTGTTGATGACAACACCGCAATTACGGTTGCAACAAAAAGTAACTCAACAAGATGCTGGTGGAATGACTGAAACATATATTGATCTTGGCACTTACGTAAAATCTTTTTACTCGGTCATGTATGCGCCATCAAGTGTAAAAATTAGTGAGGTGGGAACTACTGACAGAAGAATCCACCATCAGGTTGTTTGGAAATATGCAGTGCCAAAAATACTAGATGAATCACATCGAAAACCAAGAGTTCTCTCGCGGATTACAAGCACTGTTCAAAGCAAGTGAAATACTAAAAAGTTATAAATGACAAAAACACATAAATTTCACAACCAGCATTTATTGTCTGCTTGTCCGCCTGATGTTGAAAAAAAAGAGTGGGACGGGTTTAGAAGCATGATGGCAAGTGCATCTGACTTACAAGAACATTCACACCCTTTACAAATTGATGTTGAATTAAATGCTGGCTGCAATATGGCTTGCCCGTTTTGTATTCACGGATACCAAAAGATTGAAAATAACCTACTTGATCGTGTAAAGTTTGAAAAGATTTTGAAAGAGGCTGTAAGTATTGGAGTGAAGTCGGTCAAATTTAATTACATAAATGAACCAATGCTGCGCAAAGACCTTGAAGAAATTATCCGCTGGACACGCGACCAAGGCATCATCAACATTTACATGGTGACAAATGGAACGCTGTTAACCCCAAAACGCCGACAGTCACTTATGCAATCAGGTTTGACTAAGCTGTTTGTCTCATTAGATGCGGTGACGGAACAGACTTACAACAAGCAGCGTTTATCGGGTCAATTTAACAAAGTGGTCACTTACGTTTTGGCTTTCATAAAAGAGCGCAACGAACTGGGACAACAATTCCCACTGGTTCGTGTGAGTTTTTTGCGAAATCAGATCAATAAGCACGAGGAGAAAGCATTTCAAGAGTTTTGGCAAGACAGGGCAGATTTAATTGCATTTCAAAAGATGAACGAAATACCAGACAGAAAAACAAGTCTGACCATTGCGGATGCGGAAATGCCAGACAAAGGATGCGACTTGCCTTTTAAGCAACTGGTGATTGATGATGATGGCGAAATATTGCCATGCTGTAAATTGGCTGGGAAAAAACTACCAATAGGCAATATTGATACCATGACATTACAAGAAGCATGGGACTCCAGTAAGATGAAATATCTTCGTCGCATCCACAGCACAAAAGAATGGCAGAATCACGATGTATGTCGTAACTGTATGTGCAACGACTAATCCGAAATCACGCAGCAAACCAACCTTTCGCGGAGGTTACTTATGAAAAAAACCACTGAAATTTCCACCCAACTGCCTAAAAAAGAGGCAGATAAGCCAAAACAGAACGGTGGGGCACGTGAAGGTGCTGGCAGAAAACCCTTTGTACCTACTGATGCTGAGCGCAGGCAAGTTGAAGCAATGTCGGGTTATGGTGTGCCATTTGACCAAATAGCCGCATTAACTCGTGATGGCATTGACATTGATACACTTAGAAAGCACTTTAAGTCCCAACTGATCAACGGCAAAGCCAAAGCAAATGCACAAATTGGCAAGGGTATTTTCCAAAAAGCTATGGCTGGAGATACAACGGCACAAATTTGGTGGTCAAAATCTCAAATGGGCTGGAGAGAAACCCAGCGCCATGAACTGACTGGGGCTGATGGTCAGCCACTCGAATTCGCCAAGATTGAGCGTGTTGTTGTAAAGCATGGGTAAAACCTTAAGCATTGCCACACCTGAATGGGCTTTGCCATTGTTGCAACCATCTCGTTATAAAGGCGCATGGGGTGGTCGAGGTTCAGGAAAGTCACATCTGTTTGCTGAAATGATGATTGAGGCTCACATCATGGACCAGAAGCATCGTAGCGTTTGCGTCCGTGAGATACAGAAGTCCTTAAACCAGTCTGTCAAGCGGCTGCTGGAGACCAAGATTGAGGCCATGAATGCAGGGGCTTACTTTGAAGTCCAAGATGCGGTCATCAAGTCCAAAAAGGGCGATGGAGCCATCATCTTTCAGGGTATGCAAAACCACACCGCCGACTCGATTAAGTCGCTGGAAGGCTATGACTGTGCGTGGGTGGAGGAAGCCCAGTCATTAAGCCAGACCAGCCTCGACCTGCTGAGGCCAACAATCCGCAAGCCCAACAGCGAGTTGTGGTTTACGTGGAATCCTCGCCAGGAATCCGACCCAGTGGATTTTCTGCTGCGTGGACCAGAACCGCCAAGCGATACGGTAGTTATCAAAGTGAACTTTGGCGAGAATCCGTGGTTTCCACAAGTCCTGAAGGACGAAATGGAGTACGACAAACGGCGTGACCCTGACAAGTATCAGCACGTTTGGATGGGTCAATACCTGCGAAACAGCAGCAGTAGGGTATTTAGAAACTGGAAGATTGACGAATTTATCGCGCCCGATGATGCGATTCACCGGCTGGGTGCTGACTGGGGATTCTCGGTTGACCCGACTGTGCTGGTGCGCTGTCACATCATTGGGCGCACCCTTTACATTGATTACGAAGCGTACATGGTTGGATGCGAAATCGTCAACACGCCTGAGCTATTCATGCAAGTGCCAGAGGCCGAGAAATGGCCTATCGTTGCTGACTCAGCTCGACCAGAGACCATCAGCCA